TAATGTATCAAGGAGGTTTGACTAAGTTAGACGGCAACAGCTTCAGCTTAGGTTTTACACAACTGTCTGGTGCTAACCGTAACGACTCTCCTTTGCAATCTTTAGCAACCATGAACATAGGTAGCAACGTAGAGAAACAGAACGCAAACTTAATCACAGGAATCACTGGTAGCAATCTTACACAGAAATCTGATGCAGTTGCTAACATGTCTCCTGCTGATCGCTTGAATGCTATGGCTAACGACAGAGGATTGCTAGAGGCTTACAATGTAGCTTACAATGCTTACGCTATGTCTACAGATCCTGATGTAAGAAGAGCTGCTAAAGACCACATGATTGAGAAATTGCAGAACTCTTTAGCATACGCTACCGGCATGGTTAAAGATGACGTTAAAGGTTTCTGGACTCATGCGTACCAAGTTGTGTGGGAAGGCAACAAAGTCAAGCTGTTAGACTCTGACGGTAACGATATCACTGACGATTACTGGATTGCTGGCAACCCTCAAAAGCAACTTAAGAATAACGTACAGCAAATCGAAGAAGTCGCTAAGAACATGTTACGATTAGGTGCTACTCAAGCAGAGATCGACAACGCTATGAACCAAGTCATTAACGAATCCGTTGGTGCTGATGGTCGCTTTGAATCTATCGGAACAGCAGAAGACATTGGTGTGTGGGGTGATAAAGTCATCAACAATGCTCCGGTCATTAAGCAAATCAGTAGCGCTACAGAAACTCTTGGTGCAGGACTTAGAAAAGCTTTCTCTGGAGGAACAATACAATCCTCTGAAGCATACGCCACAAGCCCTGAAGCAGGCGCTGGCAGCTCTGTTTCAACGACACCTTCAGTAGGTGCTGAGTATTCTTCTAACGTAACTCCAGTAGCCGCAGAGACACAAAGAACTTCTAACACAAACATCTTAGACAAAGCCGGAGAAGCTTCTTTAGAACTCTTTCGTTTAGCTGGAGAAGGTGCTGAAGATCTTGGAACACCTGTTTTAGAGATTTTAAAAGCCGCTGGAGAAGGCGTCAAAGAAGGAGGTAAAGTTTCTGAAGAGTTGTATCAACAAGCTAAAAAAGAATTAGGAGAAGCCTTATCAATCTTAAGCGAAAAGGCAGGAGAAACAAAACAAAACTTCATAGAAATCTCTGGCGACTTACTTACAGCTGTTAAAAACTTCGCCAATGTAGCAGGGACAACGATTAAAGAGTCTTCGATAAAAGATGGCAAATTACGGATACCTGTTTCAGAAGTTAAAAAAGGTGTTGCTAGAATCTACAACAACCCCGGTAATGTGCAGAGAATTGCTGGTGACAAATGGGAAGGAGAAATCGGCGCATACGGACCTTCACATAATCCTAAGACCGGCAAAGCTTTCGTAGATGGAGGTCCTCGCTTTGCAGAATTCGATACACCTGAAAACGGATTTAGAGCTATGGCTTTAACGATAGAGAAAAGAATAAGAACTTCAGAAGGAACTCTAGCAGATGTCATAGCAATGTATGCACCTGACGTAGAGAACGATACGAAAGGCTACATAAACAACTTCAAGAAAAAGTACGGTTGGAAGGCGAATAAAGATCTAGATTTCGATAACAAGGACGAGATTCTTAAACTCATGAAAGGAATCCTTGAAACAGAAAACTCGGATGCTACTGAAAAAGCGTACAATAGCAAGCAAATCGAAGAAGGCTACGACAGAGCTTTTGCGTACTGGAAAACTCAACCTTCGTATAAAGCGATGCACTTGAAAGTGAAAGAGAAACCTCAACGGTAAAAGAAGAGGGGCCTCTAACGACCCCTCCGACGTTGTTCATTGTACTCCTTGAACAAACTGGCGCAGCTCTTCCTTAGTGGAGGGCTGTTCTAGTTTCTTAAGTACTTCGCCATCGGATTCTATGACGAACGTTGGCAGTCCTCTTAGCTTGTATCTTTCAACAGCTCCAGTACAATCTTCATCGGTGTCTATATATTCGAAACCTAAGCTGTCTGCTAGCTCACGGAACCATCTACATTCACAACACCATTTAGCTCCTAACATTATCTTGCGCATTCTTTAAAGTCTCCCTTACAAATTGTCTACATTCCTCCAGAGTACCTACGAAGTCCTGTAAGCGAACACCAAAGCCTTCTTGAAAGTGTAGTGTCACTCTGAAGATACCTTCGTAGGCACCTCTAATGATCTCTGCCTTAATCAGCATCGTAGTCTGTGTCCTCACAAGGTGTGCCAAAGCGAATTACACCAGTATCTTTGACATCGCGCGACAGGATGCTAGGCTCATACACAACTTTGACGGTTTCTGCAGGCTCTTTCTTAGGAGCTATCTCGATTCCGTTAGCAGCGTAACCGGCTAAGTCTACCCAGTTGTCTTCTTTAGCAGGGCTTGAAGCAATACGTGCAATCTTTAACAGGGCCATCATAGCAGCTACGTCATGGCTTGCTACAACAACATCGCCAAACCCTCTGCTTTGTAAGTAGTTTGACCAGTATGCTGCAATGGTTGCAAAGTTAGACTCAGGCGTGCCGTAGTCATTCTGACGATCCTTCATCACAATTTCTAAAGCTGTCTCTAAACATTCTTTTCTATTCATCTTTGTGTCTCCTCTAAAGCTTTTATAGCATCTTCAATCTCTTCGATGGTAACACTAATGCTACCTCCTAAAGTGCCTCCGGTCATTAGCATTTCTCCTTATGGTTCATCAGATACTCTAAATACTCTTTACGTCTTATGAGTATCTGCATCCTATTGTTATATTTGTTACACTCTTCTATGGTCTTTGGCATGTTCCAGTATGAATACCAGTGTGCTAATCTTCGCAACTGATTCGTAACGTGTCTGTGTTCAGCCGCATCAAGATCTTTCTCAGAAACCTTCTGTGTCATTGAAAAACTCCTTTAATGTTCCTTCTTGCCAGCTACAACCTCTTAGGAAGTAGATAATGTACGGAAACAATTCGTCTGCTTCCTCTGCATTAAACTCGTGCACAACTCTGAAGTCTCCGTTAACATGCTCGAATCTGTAATAGTTGTTTACTTTGTCAATTTCTTGCATCCTTTAGCCTCCTTAGCTTTCTCTTCAGTGAACCATTTACGTTCTTTGAATTCGCTTTGTTTGCCATCGTTAAACTGTGACATCGGTCTGAAGTAGCCCATGACGCGTGTCCAGCATTCTACCACTTGTCTTTCACAATCCTTTAAAGTAATCATCTATAACACTCCTAGAAAACTTTGACGGCAATACTCTGCAATCAGTAAGGCTTCAGCTCTGCCGTCCTTAGAAGCTGTCAACCTTTCTTCTACGTCCTTGAACAAGACCTTAGCTAACTCGATAGCCTCCTTCTTATCCTTAGACAACCCAAAGTGTTTCTTCCATTTCTGTGGTGTCACTAAGAGAACATCATCGAGAATCGCTAACGCCTCTGCTAACAACTCAGCCTTGCCTACGTTCTTGCCAAAGGTAAAGCCTGCAACCGTAGACTGATTAGGCAATGCGTGTACATTCTCTAACGCTACGTAAGTGTTGTCAGGCTTAGACATAAGTCCTAGCAAAAGAGTACACCAGCCTTCATTAGTCGTTGGCAGATCCTCCAACAAAATAACTTTGCCGGCTTCATCAAGAACCGCTAAGCAGCCCCTAGCACCAGGATCAATCCCACAAAAGTATTTCTTAGCACTAAACGTTTGCAAATTCATCTTTGTGTCTCCTTATAAGATGGCATAAGTAATCTGCGTACAGTTCCTCTGGCGTGATTCCAATGATCTCTAACACGTCTTCAACAGAGTAACCGTCAGCAAGTCTTTGGTAGAAATCAAACTCCTCCATCATCAACCTCCATGAATTCGTAGTGTGGTTCTCCTCCACCTGTTGTCAAACGTAGCCAGCCTGTGTCCCACTTAGTAGCACCGCTGTAGGCCCATATAGGTCTGTCAGTAGTAGCTGCAGGCAGACAAATGCAGAAGATCTTATTGCCCTCTAGTGTTCTGTCTTCAGCAACTTCTCTCACGTGTCTGTGCCCTTGTACACAAGAACAATGTAAGTCCTTCAGCAAGCCTGCGCAGGTAGTGTGAGCGACACCGCTGATGCCTTTATCAAACGTATGGCTAAAGCAAACATCGTAGACCCAAACAAGTTCTTTGTTGTCTGCTACAATAATGTCTATTCCAATACGCTTAGACACAGCTTCAAAGAATCCTTTAAACCATCTGTGTTCAAGTTTGTCGTGGTTGCCTAAACAGAAAACAAGGGTAGGCTTATAGAGTTTCTTCTTCATCTCTCTGCGTCTATCATTATAATCCGATAAGGGCTTAAACAGGTGAGTGCAAAGGACATCAGCAACACTCTTACGTTCTTCAGCAACTTCAGATGTCTTGAACAAATCTGACTTCTTGTTGTGGCTGTCAAAGGTACCGATGTCCCCGACACATACGATGGCGTCTGGAAGTCTTGAGAGGATGTCTTCAGTGATGTGTGCTAACACGTACGCGGACTTCTCCCGAGTCGTAGGCGATATGTGTAAGTCACTAAAGCAAATAAATTCCATCCTCTAACACCCCTATTCAGCAGCTTGAGCTAACTTAGCAGCTTCTTCAGCCTTTGCAGCAGCTTCTTCAGCAGCAATTTGTGCTTTCACTTCAGCATCTACAAAGTCAATGTATTCTTGAACAGTGCATTTAACGGTAGCCATTGTGTCTCCTGCAGATGTGAACAAAGTAACTTCAGTGTAGCCTTCGCCTAAATCTTCGATGCACAAAATGTTGTTAATGTCAGTGAAAAAGTATCCTCTATCTGTGTCAAAGATAATGCGAGAACCTTTATCAAAAGCTTTTTTAATCATTGTTATTACTCCTTGGTCGTGGCTCCTTAACGATCTTAGTAAAGTATTCGGAGCCTGTTGAATACTTATACTCTTTCGCGTGTGGAAAGCATTTAAACAGATGCGGACAGTACTTGCAGCAATTAGCAACAACTTCATTACCACTCTTACCGTACGCTACAGGTTTGGCACAGGGTTCTTCCGGACATTCTGTAGAGGCTTTCTTTGCAACCTCAATCACCTTATGAATATCTGGCAAGTCAAAG